CGGATGTTCCTCGTGAAGACCGCGATGTCGTTCCGGTCGCGAGCCTCGATGGTCGTGAAGAACTTGGCGCCCCACTTCTCGACCTCGGCAACCTTCGGTGCGCGCCGCGAGCTGGTGATGAGCGGGAACTCGTCACCCGGAGCGACCCGGCGGATGTCGCGGTCGGAGTAGAGATCGTTGGCCAGTAGCTCGTCGTACACCACTGCGCCACCGCTGACGCCTCCCGCCGACGTGAAGACACGATCAGCGAAGAACCTCTGAAGCGTGAGGTCCATCAGTGTTCGTGTTACTCGCGTCGGCGCGTTGAGCGCCAGATCGACGGTCATCGTCGTACCGCTGACTGTCGGCGGGCCGAGAGGATGCGCGATTGGACTCTGGAATGTCGAAGCCTCGATGGCTTCACGCGCCCGGATGATTCCGGGCTGCCCCGGGACCCAGACGATATCCCTGTCCAGGATGACTCTGTTTTTCATGTCTACCTCCTCTCAGCTGATCAGGAGCGCGACAGGACAGTCGGCTCCGATTCCGGCATCATCGCAGGCGTAGCCGATGGCCACGCCGGTCGTGACTGGACCGATGGTTCCATCGGCCTTGACCTCGACGGATGCCCCGGCAGTGACCGCCACGCTTGTCGTGATCGGGACGATCCCTTCGCGAGCGACTCCCACGAGCTTGTTGATCGCAGCGTCGTACTTGGCGACGCCGAAGATCATCTTGAGAGCGCCGCCGTTCGCACCTGCGGCCGACGGGATCGAGACGCGGTACGTGCCTCCACCGGCCGTCGTGGCGAGACCCTCGCCCTTCTCCGTTGCGAGCAGAGCAGCTGCGATCTGAACGCAACGCTTGCCCGTCACGGCACCTACTGCGAAACAGGTGACATCGTCACCAGGGCGATAGTAGGGGTAGAGATCGTTCGCCACGTATCAGCCCTCCTTCGCGTTGACGACCCGCCGGTCAGTTGCTGCCTGAGCACGGATGGTCTTGATCTCCGGGAACCAGTCCTCGGGCAGGCCCGTCACCTGTCCTTCGTCCCCGCTGCCCTCGCCGTCGCCCGCGCCGGAATTGCCACGGATGGTGACAGGCACTGTGCCCTTCTCCAGACCGTCGAGAACGGTCTTGGTCCCTTCGAAGTCGGCCTTGAGAGCCTTCCCCCAGTGCTCGCGGCGCGCGGGCGGGATCCGTCCGTCCATGACTGCCGCTTCGACGGTCTCGGTGATGCGATTGCCGACTCGCTCCTGCTCATGCGAGGCGGCGAGCGCAGCGCCGGTCTTCAGCTGCTCGAAGGTCTCGCGGTCGAGCGTGACGGTTGATTCGCCTTCCGGCTCGCCATCGCCCTCGCCCTCACCTTCGTCGTCGTCACCTGGCGGTGGCGGCGGCGGTGTCTCCACCGGCTTTGCCAGCTCCGTGCGAATCTGCTCTTCTGTCGCGTCCGCGGGCAGACCCAGACGGGCGGCGAGGCTGAGACGCAGTTCTTCGTCCATAGCCTCTCCTTCCTGGGTTGAGTTGTCGGGCGTTGTTTCTGCCCGGGTTGCATGGATGATCATGGCCGGATCCGCCATCTTCATCCCGGCGAGGACAGCCGAAGCCGCCGCCACCTTGTCGGGGTACTCCTCGGTGACGAGCACCGCATCCCCGAATTCAACGACCTCCCCATCGACCTTGACGGGGACGCGGCTGATCTCGCCGTTCCCCTCGTCTACGATGAGGTTGTAACCTTCGTCGGTGTCGTACCGCTCTCCCCGGATCCAAGAGGAGTCGTTGGCCTTGCCTGGACCCTCCTGGTAGAACTTGCGACGGATCGCGATCACGTCGAGCGAGGCTGCGATCTTGTCCACCTCTACGTGCTCCGGAGTCTCGCCGCCGTACCAAAGCGGTAGATCCTCCAGCGTCGTACATCCTGGCCAGCGCACTCCGAGAAGAGACACGTCGGTGACGATCATCCCGTACCGCTTGCCAGTGACGGTCTCGACATCGAGCTGCGCGTCAACGGAGCGGCTGGGATACGCGACTGGCAAAATCTTCGTCAACCACTCGGGCGTCCCGACGTAGTTGCCAACGATTGTCTGCTTGTTGTCGCTGAGTCGCATGTTCTCGACTCGGCCGAAAGCAGGCTCGTCCTCGCCAAGGAACAGCTCGTTGGCCTTCGACGTGTGGCCGAGCTTGATCCGGGGAGAGTTGATCGCCACGTCGCTCCCCGACGCGGCCTTGACTGCGTCCGCTAGCTCGGCCTCGGTGAACGTGTGCGGCCCGGTGCCAAGCCGATACTCGATCCCGGTCTCGCAGATCGGAACGTTGTCGATCCTCCAGAGACCGTCGTCGCCCTGGTAGGGGACGCTGATCTCTGGTCCAGATGCCCTGAGTAGACGCGGATCGCGTAGTAGCTTGAACCTCACGGGACCGGGTTACTCGCGCTCTTGTCCTTGGCGAGCTGGTCGTGGAGCATCTTGCCCTGCCCCCAGGCGTTGATGCGAACCTGGGCGTCGGTCAGACCGCCGACGTTCATCCCGGAAGCGACACCCTGCTGGCCGCTGAACGCACCCCTGAACTTCGGGTTGGCTGTGTCGATCCTATCCTTTGCCACTACCTACCTCCTTGTTGAAGGGACGGCGACGACCTCCCGCCGGGAGGGAGCCGCGGTGTTTGGTCGCCGCCGTCATTGCGCCTTACCTGTGGGCTGCGGCTTACCCGCCGACGGCGGCGCACTCTTGCCGGGAGGCTGACTCTGCGCGTCCTGCTTAGCTGCAGCATCGAGAGCGTCCTGGCGTATTTTGTTCGGATCCTCGTGATGGAACTGAGCGGGCGGCAGTCCCATCTCCTTACGAATCGCCGCCTCCAGCTCATCATCTACCACGACAGCTCCGGCGGTGATGAGCGAGATCAACTCTTGCGTTATCAACTCGGGATCGAAGTCGAACGTCAAGAGAGGAACTGGAGATGCGTCCTCACCCCAGTTCCAGTCGATGTCGTCCTCGATCACATGTTCATTGAAGGTGTCGCAGAACCACCAGGCGATTGCCTCCATCCCTGCAGCCCAGAAGTCTACGAAGGTAGCTCCGAGCGCGCGGGATCCAGACTTGGTCTGTCCAAGCTGCATGATCATCAGCATGAACTTCCGGGCCATCGCTTCGTCGTGATAGATCACCGAGTCGATCACCGAGCTTTGCAGACCACGAGCAATGTTGAACTTCGCCCCGGCCGGGACTGCCCCACCGGCGGTATCGCCAACGCGGAAGCTCTGCGCCATCTGATTGAGGGAACGGATCTCGTCCTGCGTAGCCCCGGGGTGAGCCTCGATGTAAGGAACACCGCCCGCGCGTTCATGATTCACAGCATCAATCCGCAGCAGGCGATCCTTGATCAGATAGTTCTTGTAGCACTCGCGGAACCAGGAACGTCCGGCCCAGTTCGCGCCCTCCTGATCCCAGACGTAGCCGACCAGTACATCCACGGGGATCTCCGGGAGCGGCTGCTGCCAGGAGTTGTTCCGGGGAGTCGTGACGTTCTGGATGATGGAGACCAGCCCGCCATCGTCCGCGACCCTGAACTGCTCAATGGTACTCGGCGGGCGCTCTGCGAGCTTCCGCAAATGCCAGAGACCGTCGTCAGGCCGACCTTGGGTGCCGTCGCCGATGTAACCTACTTGCTCGAAGAAGTAGTGGCCGAAGATCCCGGCCTTGAACGCCTTGCGCAGATGCTCGCGGAAGGAGAACCGTTTCTTCAACCGTCCCACCGGCCGGTCGTCCTGAGTATCACCGAGGATCGAGAGACCGTAGTCCTCAGCGACCTTCTGCACCATGGCGTCGTCCGCGCCGTTCGGGTCGATCAACCACTCCATCTTCCCGAGCGCGAGCACCGTCGCCTGGTAGAGCGCGGCGATCTGCGAGTCGTTCCGCATGGTCGAGTAGGTGCGGACAGAGTTGGGCCATCTCAGCTCCGGCACCGTCTCCTCGATGTCCACCCACATCGTCCAGGGCGCCATCCCCGCCGGAGTGAAGTTGCCGTTCAGGACGGCCCCGATCTCGTTGATGGGCGGTTTGGACCCGGTAGTCGCGATGGTGTTACGCGGACGCGCCATTACGCTCTCCTGACGAAATAGAAGATCAGCACGACCAGCAGGATGATGACGAGGATGCCGATCAGTCCGTATCCCATCAGACGCCGCCCTTCAGGATCTGCTGAGCCATCCGAGTGATATTCGGGATCTCGTTCTTCAGGTTCGCCGGACATGCGGTCGCGTAGTAGGCGCTATGCGGGCCGACGGGCAGAACCGTCGCCTTGTTGTACTTCCAGGCGATCCAGGCCTGCAACCGCGCAGAGGCTTCGCGCTGCTCCTTCGTCATCGGCTCAGCGGCGTAATGCTCGTGCTCAATCCCGATCTGGTCGTTCTGGCCGGGGCAGTGAGCGGAGAGGACCATGTGACCGGCCTGGATCGCGGAGACCGTTAGCCAGCGCCCCTGCAGGATCGCGCCGTTGCGGCAGACGAGGAAGTTGTGCCCGGAGTCGGTCCAGCCATTCGTGTCCATGTGGAAGTTCTGGATGTCGCGGGCGTACTGCATCGACTCCTGAATGCTCTCGCCCGCGCCTGAGATCTCGCGATGATGGCCGGCTGTGTGGTGGAAGATGATCCGCGATGCCCTGCCAACCGTCTGGATCCCCTGCTTCGGCCTGCGAGCGTTCCAGTCGTGAACCGTGTAGATCTTAATCGCTACTCTAGCCATTACATCTCCATCGTGAGAAGGTCGCTGGCAATACTGCCCGACTGGATCGGCTGGTAGATATGCCCAGCCGAGGCAACAGTCGAATACACGCAAGCATCTGCGCGGTCGGGGGACTTGACTCCCCGTTCGCGCATGTCGTCCTTCGACTCGATCTGAATCCTGCCGCCGCTGTCCACCCACCACTTGATGTTCTGGAGCTGTGACTGAAGCTCCAGGTCGGCGGGATCGAGGTCTATCAGACCACCCTCCAGATCGTTCCGGAATGTCCAGTAGACCTCGGCCCGCCGATTCTTGAACTTGTCCGGACGGTAGGCGCGCTCCGCGCCGCTGAAGCCGATGGCCGGGTATCCCTGCTCGCGCAGGCGGTCGTAGACACCCGAGCCGAGGCCGACGATGTCAACTACGAAGTCAGGCCGCTGCATAGCGAGGTGCTGGTCGAGCAGTAGCTTGAACTTGCCGGTCGTCCGCATCGTATCGGTCATGCCCCAGGAATCGACGTAGCGGATCACGCCGCCGCGGTTCCGGTAGACCAATGTCTTGTCCTCGCCCATACGAGATACGTCTGCGCCGTAACGGCCCTTCTGGATCCCTGGCAGGTCTGTCATGATGCCCGTCTGGATCATCCCCGGCGAGATCAGGTACTCGTCGGAGATGTCCGGGAACTCGGCCAAGACCTTCGCCTGCCAGAGTGGAGATCCCTCGCCCCAGTCCCGGCGGCGATCATCCACCCACATCGGAGTGACGAGATTCTCCGCCATCAGGGGTGTGATCTCCTCGCCCGTGAAGTTGGGGGTCTCGAAAGCGGGGATCGTGATGACGTTCCAGCCGCTCCCCGGCTTGCAGATCTGCGCGAAGTGCGAGCCGGGGTCGTCTGGGTTCCCAATCGCCAGGACGCGAGCGTTCTCGTTCGTCATCAGCGTCATGACGGCAGTCCAGAGAACCTCCGGGATCCCGCAGGCCTCATCGAGGATGATCAGAATGTAGCGAGCGTGCAAGCCCTGAAACGCCTGCTCGTTGTAGTCGGCGGGCTTGCGCCCCATCGCGATCAGTTCCTCGTCCGACTTGCCCTCGCCCATATACCACTGGCACTCAAGAGTAATCCGCCCGGGTAGCTTCCCGATCCGCCAAGCACGCCTGATCTCGCGCCATAGGATCGCCTGCACCTGCGGCCAGGAGGGGGCGGTTGTAACCGCGAAAGCATCCCCGAGCGGATGGATATTGAGCCACCAGCAGGCAATCCGCGAGGCAATAAAGCTCTTGCCAGGTCCGTGGCAGGCCTTGACCGCTGTGTAGCGGTTCGCCACCACGGAGTCGCAGATGTCCTCCTGCTTGCTCCAAATCTGTTCGCCTAGCTTGTCCTTGATCCAGCCCTTCGCGTCGTCCAGATACGGGGCTGGCTCCGGGAACAAGTAGCGCAAAGCTGCGCTGGCCGTCCCGGGCGGGAGGTTGCTGAGCGGAAGGTTATTTTCTGCGGTTGCCATTGCCCTCAATCAACTGCAGGTCCTCCGGAGGCGAGGCGGACGCCTCCAGCAAGATCAGGTTCTTTCGAACGATCTGCGGCCATTGCTTCTGCTGTGTTGCATTGAGGTTCAATTCGCCTGCCACGCTTTCCAGAAGGCGCGCAATCGTCGCCCCGAATTGCTCCGCGAGCCGGATGCTGCGTTCGGCCAAGCCGAGCGAGATTGCCTGGGAGCTGTAGCGGACGAGCCTGTCCTGCGCGTCCGCCCGCGTCCGCTGGAGAACGTGCATCTGCTTTCCGAGCGGGGTATGCTCGATCCAGAGATCCTCGTCAACCTCCGAGATCTTGATGGAGAGCCACTCGACCTCGCCCGCCGTGATCCGAATGCACCAGATAATCGCGTCCAGCGGATTGATGTCCTTGGGTGCCCCCATGAACTTGATTGCCTGCTTCTTGACGCCATATACACGATGCGACTTCATCCTGCCACCGTGATAGAAGCAGGTGCCCACTCCCGGGTGGTCCGTACGATGCCCCGCCGGCATCTGGCAGAGGGTGCCCTTCCTGGTCTTGGCCCCGCAGACCTCGCTCTTTCTGCGTAACCTGCGCTTGCGTGGGATGGCAGGTGGCATCAGTACGGCCTCTCGTGTCCGGCACGTCCCCGGATGCCGACTTCGATCTTGGGACCGTCCTTGTAGACCCATCCATGGATCGGATCCCAGTAGACAATCCGCCCCTCGGAGGGTCCTGATCCTGGAGTCCTCTGCAACTCCTCCCACTCGGGGTCGCGGATCAAGGTGTCTTGGACAGGCAAGACACGAATGCTGGGATCTACTGGCACGGAGGAAGACTACCCCATCTGCCGCTCTACGTAAAGCGGCAACAGATAATGGGTCCTAGTCGCGCGCCCGCGCCTACTCGCGCGTTATAAAGGGCGATGGGCTCCTGGGCGCTTGCCGTCCATGAGGACGTTCACTCGCAGGATCATATGTGAGAAGGCGCTGCGCTCATGATCTCTTCCCACAACCCAAGCGTCCGCTTTCTTGAGAATCTTTTGGTTCTTGAAGCGGTGAGCTGCGCCACTCTTCTGCCAAATGACCTCGTTGTAGTGCTTGGGCAGAGACCTGCGCCAGGAGTCGGCCATGGCCATGCGATATCCCTCAAAGCCCCAAGAGATCCGCTCCGGCACGGTGGTGGACTTGCCCGGCTTCTCACCCGGGAAGAGGACAAAGTCCTCGATCACGAGATCGACCTCGCTGGGGTCGAGCAAGTTGATGCTGACGCAGTGCTTCTTGAACCCCGTCCAGTAGACGTACAAGAGGCGGATCTGTTCCGCCTCCGTCCCGATCAAGGTCGCGGATCCCGCCGGGGCGAGTCGCCCCGCGACGGCCTCTAGGGCCGTGTACGCCCTGTCGTTCACGACTCCCCAGGCTAGACCGGTCGATTCTCCCGGGTCTACGCAGAAGATCCCTCGCAAGCTCTCACCGCCTCCCGAGATAGACCAACAGCAAAATCCCCGCTATGAGGCAGGCGGCGCTGCCGGCCGCGATCACCGGATGGTTCGGCGCGGTCGCTTCGAAGGCTGCGCCTCCAATGGCGCCGACCGAGAACCAGACGACGCAGCTCACCTGTCAGCCACCGACGCCAACGCCACACGGGCAATTGCTTTCATCGCATAGCCGGAGTCCTGGTTGCCGCGAGCGTCGGCTATCTCCTGTAGCGCTGTTTCGAGAGTCCCATATTTCAACTCCAAGGCGTCGTAGTCGCGCAACCCGCAGTCGGCCTCGATGCGGTACTGCTCGCGCTCCTGAGAGACACGGGCCAGAGCCGCCTCTGCCTTCTCAACACGGGAACGTAGCCGCTGCTCGCGCTCGATGGACTTGTTCCAAGCCTGCACGAACGCGCTGGGCTGTTCTTCGTTTGTCACTTCATCCTCCAGAGGAACAGATAGATGAACGGGAGCAAGATCAGGAACGCGATCAAGATTGCCCAGGCCGTGTCCATCATTCCTCCGTTCTGCGCTTGTCCGAGCGCGGGTACC